TTACTCTCACACGTCTAGTCTGAATATCCACGCTTTACATTGTTGTACAAGTATTGTATATATATGTAAGCATACTACACGTGGAATGGTTACACAACGGGGGGGAGGGTAAGTCAAGTGTGATTGCAATGATTATAAATGATATACCCCAACCACACAGACTGAAATTCAACTTTAACTGTAATAGATATTTAAAATACTAACTAGGGTTATAGTTCTGTCAAAATATATGATAAAATATAGTATTATAATTGTATGGCATTAGAATCCCCTTATGTAGATATTTGTAGACAGTTACTTAAAGGAAAGAAGTTAACTGAGATTACTCTTAAAGGTAAGAAGTATTTATTTAATGAGAAGCAGAGTGATTTTATCTCTGATATGAACTCTAAGAAGTTCTTTTTGTTTAGTGGAGGTAGAGGAGCTGGTAAATCTTTAGCATTGTGTATTAAATTATATATTATGTGTAAGGGGTTTAAAGGTATTAGAATCTTATTAGGAAGAAAGACCATCACTGATTTAGAGAAAACTACTTTAAATGACTTCTTTAAGATTATTCCTGCTAATGAATACGAACATAGAGTGAAGGATGGTTTAATTAACTTTAAGAATGGTTCTCAGATTATTCTTATGGGTTTAGATGCAATGCAAAGTGGTGGAATTGGAGATATTAAGAAAGCTCAACAGAAGACCAAGTCTCTTAACATTGGTGCTTATTTTATAGACCAGTTAGAGGAGATTGAATATGAGGTCTTTCAAAGTATAAATGACACGATGCGTATGGTTCAAACAGAGGAAGGTCAACCTGATTATCCTCGTCAAGCTAATATGACATGTAACCCTGCTAACTTCTGGGCTTTTCATTATTTTAAATTGAATGAACAGATGGATGAAGATGGTAACTGGTACCCTAAGGTGGAATCAGATTCTAAATTGTTAGAGGTATCTATGTTAGATAACAAAGACAACCTCCCTCCTGACTTCGTTTCAAGTAGATTGAATAGAGAGGAGAGTTATGTACGACGTATGGTGCATGGTGAATGGTCTTTAGATGTTCTCTTAAAAGGAAGTGTGTTTGCTAAAGAGCATATAAAGCGTTTAGAGACCTTTGTAAAGAAACCTGCTCGTATGGAAGAAGGATGTGAGATATATGAAGAGCCTCGCGACCAAGAATATAGGATGGGTGTAGACCCTTCTGAGGGAGTTGTAGACCCTTCTGCTGTAGTGGTTATAGATATGTCAGGAAGAACAGTTGCAGCGTTTAGTGGAATGCTTCCTATTCAAGGATTAGCTGATAAGGTGAAGTTTTTATATTACAAATATCGTAAACCTTTAATTATTCCTGAAAGTAATTCAGCAGGTGCAGCTCTTCTCAGAGAAATAAGAGACCTTCGTGTATATACCAGAAAAAGAACAGATGAAAAGTGGGACGTTGAAACAGACAAGTTAGGATTTAGAATGTCATGGCAAAGTAAATCAGAATTGATTTCACATTTTCAAAAACTCTTACGGGAACAAATACCTAAGGTGTCTATTAGAAGAACAGTAGAGGAGATGAAAGTGTTTATGTGGAAAGATGAAGCACGTCATCAAGGTGCTGGAGCTTCACGTGGATTTCATGATGATAGTTTAATAGCAACGATGCTCGCATATTGGGACTTCCACCCTGTTAAACAAGAGGAGTTATTTATTGCACAAACTAAACCTGTTATAAAAAGAACATTTCAATATAATTAGACATACATCTATTAAAAATGTGGTATAATTAAATTTAAGTAACTTAACCAACATGGCTAAACCTAAAAAAGAAATCAAAGTAGAAAAGAAAGTAGCAAAAAAAGAAAGTACACACATTGAAGGCTTTGACCCTGACATGCCAGAGAATAAACAACGCTGGCTCAGATAGTCTATGAATGAATCCCTCCTTAGAAAGATAAACCAAGAGATTGAGGACTTTAAGAATAAGGCAATTCAAAGAGTTCCTGGTCTTACGTTTAATCAGTATGACACTATTAAGAAGATATACTTCTATTACAATTCTAAATTTCAATCAGGAGAAGTTGACGAAGATGGTGATAGAAAATATTTCTTAAATATAAATAAGAACCCGTGTAAGGTTTTTTCTAAAGCGATTGACTTCGATACAAAAAATATTCGTCTGTTAACAGCAGGCGGTGGAGAACCATTAAAGACATGGTTCATGGAACGTGATTTAAAGTATTGGATGAGAGACAAACAGTTCGGTAAAATTCTCAACAGAATATTTAAAGAGCTTCCTATTTTTGGTTCAGTTGTTATTAAAATAATAAACGGAACTCCTTACTTTGTAGACTTACGAAACTTCGTTATAGAACAAAGTGCCGACACTCTTGAAGACTCAAACTATCTTACAGAAGTTCATAACTTTACTCCTGCTCAATTCAGAACATCTGCAAAGAAAATGCAATGGGACGAAAAATTGGTTGATAAGACCATTGCTTTATTTTATGAGATGAAAGGAACTTCACATATTCGTGTATATGAACGCTACGGAGATGTTGAAGAGAATAATAAGCACACATATAAGCGTGTGTTTATTGCTGATGTAGGAGTAGATGAATTTGATTATTACGGAAACATAACTGTTGCTCATACAGGAGTAGAACTCTCTTCAGAGGAATGGGACGGAAACCCATATTGGGAATTCCATGCAGATAAACTCTCTGGACGATGGCTCGGAGTAGGAGTTGTTGAAGACCTTTTTGAACCACAAATAAAACAGAACGAAACAGTAAACCTTGAATCGAAGTCTGCTCACTTCAATGCCTTACGAGTATTCCAAACAAGAGACCCTGCATTTAACCGAAACCTTAAAGGTGATGTTAAAAGTGGAGAAGTTCTCAATGTTGATTCTGAAGTAACTGAAGTTGTTATCCAAGACAGAAACGGTGCATTCTTTAATGAACAACACCGCAAATGGATGGCAAACCGTGATGAACTTACATTCTCATACGATGCTGTTCAAGGTGAAAGAAGTCCAGCAGGAACACCTCTTGGTTCTACTCAAATCTCAGTTGCACAAACACTTTCATACTTTGAAGGTATTCAAGAAAATGTAGCAATGGACATTAAAGAGATGCTCTACGAAGTTATCCTTCCACAGTTTGAAAAAGAAAATACACAAGAACATGTTCTTCGTATTGTAGGCAGAGACCTCGACCAATACATTGGAATGGTAAAGAATGAACTCGTTCTAAAAGAGGTGGTTCGTCTTGCAACTACTTCAAAGAAATTCCCTACTAATGCTGACAAAGATGCAATCGGTATTGCAATCGAAGAAACAATTAAACAAGGAAAAGAAAAACTTCTTACTATTCCAAAGTCCTTTTATGAAGGAATCAAATACGATATAGACATAGATATCACAGGAGAATCAATAGATACTCGCGTACGCTATGCAACCAAGTTTGCTCTTCTTCAAGCAATCACAGCTGACCCAACAATGACAACCGACCCAATGAAGCGTAAGTTCCTCTTCTCAATGGCAGAAGACGGAGGCTTGAATCCAAATGACCTCTTTGATTCAGAGTCAAAGAAACCAGAAGATATGGTAAAAAACCTAATGGGTGGTGGAGTATCTGCTCCTGCTTCAATAGGTAATGCGTCGGGTGCACAAACAGCCACAGTATAATGATTAAATCTGAGATAAAAGAAATACTTGAGGGAATAAATGCCACACCTTTTGGCAGAGCACTTCAGGCTTTTCTTGATGATAAACTCGAAGAACTAAACAATGTACAAAACTGTACTTCGTGGGAAGACACTCTTGGACGAAAGCACGCAACAAAGGTGCTCGAAGACCTTTTTTCTTTGATGAAAATTCAGAAAAGTAAGGTAGCGTCTAAGAACCAATATACATAGCATATACGCTATATAGCATATATGGTATAATGTAGGTATTATTAGAATTCAGGCTTCATCTTTTCCTTAGAAAGATACCTGAGCAACATTAGCTCTAAAAAAAATGAAAGAAGAAATAACGGAGGAAACTCCTGTGGACGGCGACACTCAAAATGCCGAAACCGAAGAATCTGCGACTACTGAAGTAGAAACTGAAGTAGACACAAAGATTCAAGAATTAGAAGCACACAATAAACAACTCTTTGAACGAGCAAAGAAAGCTGAGGCAGATGCCAAAGCCGCCCGAGCAGAGAAAGTGAAAAGTGCTTCGCCACTTGATGTTGAAGATTATATTGGAATCTCCGCAGCCCTAGAAGGTCTTGATGCCCGCGAGAAAGAAAAACTTGCTCGGGAACACAAGCTGACAGGCAAACCTCTTCAAGAGATTCGCGAAGAAGAAGATTATAAACTTTGGCAGGGTGCATATCGAAGTAAGGTAGAAAAAGAACAATTAGCATTAAAACCGAACGGAACACAATCCGATTCTGATGCACCACAATCATTCAGTGAAAAACTGAAGACTGCATCTTTGGCCGACAAGGAGAAACTTCTTGTAGAAGCAGGATTGTATAAGTCTCCAAGACCTAAATCAGATAGGGTTAATCTCGGACGGGGCAAATAAAATAAAATGACACAAGTTATATCAAACGACATATCAGCTATCCAACCAGAAATCTGGTCAACGATGGTTCAGGTTCCTTTGTATAAGTCACTGGTAGCTCTTGAAGTTTCAAACATGAGATTGTCTGACACCCTTAAAAACGGTGACACTATCCACGTTCCACGCTTTGCAGACCTAACAGTTCAGACATATACTCCTGGAACTACTATCTCAGCTACATCACAAGACTGGGCATTTGACAATCTTGTCGTATCTTCTTACAAGCATGTTACTTTCTATGTTGATGACCCACGAAGTCTCACATTGAATGTTGACCAAGCTCGTGAACTTGCGACAGAAGCTGCTTACCAACTCAAGGACACTATCGACCAAGATGTATTCAAAAACATCACAGG